CTCAACTGCCTTTGTCTTTGAATTAAAGATCCAATACTGTGCTCGTTCTCGTCTCACACTCCTCAAGTTGTCCTTGATGTATCCATCAATCTCTGCATTAACCCAGCCTCTAAACTGCTTCTGACTATCACTATCCTGCCATGACCAGTCTCTGTCAAGCCAAAGCTCTCGTAGTTTTGCTGGTGACTTGTTAGGCGAGGACAGGATGAAGAGATAAATCTCTTGGATTAAATCATGGAACGTCCATCCTTTCAGGCTGAGTAACTTATCAGTATTAGGTTTGTTCCTGTAACTGACTTGCAAAGTTTGCTTCATCACCATGTGAAGTGCCAGTTCTCTTGAGCGTCTGCCTCTTAGTATAATCACTCTTCTCCCTCCTCTTTATCAATCTCATTTAGTACCTCTGCTACCTTGGCCTTTGCTTCCTCTTCAGTCTTAAACAAACCAAAGTATTTCTGCTTTCCGTTTATCACAACCTGAACATGATACTTTCCAGCATGTTTGTTAAAGTAGTAGCCCTTACCATAGCGTCTTCTGTTAGAAGATTGCTGGCTCCTTGTAGCCCACCTTATGTTGCCGGGGAAGTAGCCCTTGTCATTGTCGATGCGATCGATAGAACGACCCTCCTCGTAAGCGTTAGGTAGACTTTCTATGTGGTCTACAAAAGACCAGAAGTCATCGTACCATTCTTCACACACGTCGATTCCTCTGGCTCCATAGTGCTTGTAATTCTGAGCTTCTGAATTCCTACATCTGTGGCGCATTAGAATCCAGCGTGCATACAGCTTATGCTTAGTCTTAAATCTCTTACTCATAGCGTGTCCCTCCTTTGGTTCGCTATACTACATAGTTATATTCTACTGCCAAGTGCACTGGAAGGCAACAACTATTTCAGGAACCCTATGGCAGATCTGCACATCAACTATGTGCGATTCCGCTACACAAAAACTTGTAACTATTTTTGCACTAGGGCATCACCGATGACCAGTATTATAGTATAGAGCAAGCGAGGCGACGAGACAATTGGTTTGTTAGCTGAGGTAAACATGTTAGCTTTTACATACGAACAAACACTAAGCTCATTCTCTTGGATGACTTTAATCCTAAGCAGGATGAAACTTAAACCTGATACGCAAGCTCTCTACACAGAAGAACTATCTGAACAATTTAAATTCTTACTGGCTGCTGGGGACTGGAACTAGTTGACAACTTGCTTGTTAAGTAGAAACATATTGAGTCGGTTGGCTGGTTACAATCTCTCTCACTCATAGCACAGTTCCTTTCTTGTCCGTTCTCCTTACAAACCAGCCAACCGGCTCTCTTTATTTTAAGTCTTACCCTGCGACTTCAAGTATTCGTAGACTGCGTAAGCATTCTTAAACTTAGGCTTGGCCTTAGCAGATGGAGTTCCAGTAGAGATCTTCATACCTGCATCACGGACTGCCCTCTTATAACTTTCAATCTCAGAGTTCTTCTTCTCCATAGCAGCGTTGAACTCCTCACCTTTCAGTCTGAAGTAAGCATCTTCAATGCTCATGTTCTTCTCCTGAATTAGTTTGGCGATTGCTTCCTTGTACTTTGGAAGGTCAGGATGCTGTGCTTCAAAAGCCTTGACCTGTTCCACTCTGGTCTGACGCTGCATCTTCTCACGAGCAGGAGCAAGCATGTTCTCTAACTGCTTGGCTGCCTGTGCTTCGATGTACTGCTTCAGTCCTTCTGGATTGTAAAGGTCAATATCCTCTGGTAGATTAGCATGCTTCTTAAAGTTCTCAGCAGAGTTCTCAAGAAGTGTACGCTCTCTACTTTCCAGTTCCTTACGACGGTTAGAAAGGTCAGTCGTCTTACGCTGGTAATCAGACCTTAGGTTTTGAATTAACTTCTTAGCATCAGGTGGAAGGTTATTAAGAACTTCATTATAGTTCAGTCCCTTATGATTGCCTTCGTACTCTGGACCTGAAAGGTGTCTATCTAAAAGGTCATCAAGTGACATACGAGACTCAGCCTTCTTTACTTTGGCTCGGTCTAGTGCATCCTGCTTGATCTCATTTAGTCTTTCCTCACGCTGTAATATTCCTCTCGGCTCACCACGTCGTTGTAGAGACGCTTCAAGCTTTGGCGTGGGGTTTGATTCAACTTGACTTGTCGTCCTCTCAGAAGGGCTGTTCTGCCCCTGAGAAGAGGTGTCGTTATTATCGCTCATTTATTTCATGCTCCTACTTGGTTGAGTAAAATGTCCAACTCACTTCCCTCTTCCACAGGAGGAGGTGCTGAGCCAGCCATAGCTGTTTCGATTGGTGCCTCTTGTTCTGCTGTTGGTGCTTCCTCAACAACATCAACCGTCGGCTGTTCTTCACGCAAGAACTTACGGAACTCTTTATTGCGAAACAAAGAATCAATCTCAGCCGTGACTCTGGCAAGGATGCCGTCGTCAGTAATCTGACTTACCTCGAAAGGCTGCATCGTAACTTCCTCAGGCATAGTAGCTGCAAAGGAATCTACGGTCTGCTTGATAGCAAGCAAGCCACGAGTAAGCTGGTCAGGTAGAGGTCCGTTCTTTACGTCAGAGAAGTTAGTCTCAAGTTCAAAGCCAACGTCCATTTCCTTATTGATCTTGTTAATCAAAGTAGCCAGCGCCTTCTGACGCTTGCCTGAAAACGTTCCTACTGGAGAAGCAGCCTGCATTACATCAGTGACTGCTCCCTCTGCCTCAGTAAGCACTGGCTCTAACTGTGCCATCGCTGACTGTGCTCTCCCCTCTGGGGTTGTCTCTTCAATCTTAGCCATTGTTTGTCTCCTTTAAGACTTTGTTAGCTGGGGCCACGTCGTTCCAAAAGGCTTCCGTAGCTTTGATGCGCTCATTAGCTGAGCCATCCTTATCGGGTTTATCTAAATTGTATTCAATCATTTTGTTAAAGAAATGGTCTGACTCTGCATCAGCTTTGGCTTGCGCCTTCTGCTGAGCATCCATCTTATCAGCTACCCAGTTCTTAGGGAGATCACGCTCCCTCACTAGACCGCGAGCTTTAAGAACTTCGTCCTTGTGCTTGGGGCCAAGGATGTGAGTCTTTAAACTACGGTCGTAATAAGTTGTGTGACTAAGACCCTCAGTCCAAGAGTTTAGGTTTGACCCAATCAGATTGGGAGCAGACATTTTTAAAACAAAGATCTCTCCTGTGTCTGGATCAACCATAGTCTCTGGTCTTTCAGTGTGCTTACCAAGCCACTCAAAGATACGACCAGTCTTAGTTCCTCGGAATTCGTAGATAGGCATCAGGTAGTTTCTCCTAGCATTTGCTCAGCTATCATACGCTGTGCGCTGCCTCTAATCTGTCCAGCCACGGGACCACCACCAACGGGAAGTCCTTCCTGCTCTTGTGGACTCTGCTCACCACGAGAAGTCATGCCTTCCTCTGGCAAAGCCTGTGGCTCTGGAGCATCAGCAAACTCTTCAGGTAAATCAAAGACATTGATGATGTAGTCTCGTAGAGCTTCTGGCTTGACGCCAAGCTGAGGAAGAACACCGAGTAGCTGCATAACCGCAGAGCGCTTGACAGCAGAAGCAATAGGTGTGCTGGCCTGATCAGCATAAGCATACTTGAACTTACCTTCAAAGTGTTCGCGTGTAAGAACAACTGGCTCTCTGTCAATAAGCACAACCTCTTTCATATCCTCGTCGTCACCAGTCATAATGAGATGGTAAATGAGTGACTGGTAAACCTCACCAATCATCTCAATAGAACGATGGAAGAAGCGAGCCATGCGTCCTATCTCTGAGGCAGAGTATTGGGTTAGAGCAGCAATCTCTGTGGCACTAGCACCAGTTGCCTGACCTCTTGTGAACGGAGCCATAACCGTACCACGTTCTAGGTCAGCACGAATCTCAGCCTTGTAGATTTGATAGTCAGGCGAGAAGGTGGCTTGCGCTAGTGGAACAAGAACATTTCTAGCATCCACATCAGGAGGCACATCAAGCTCAACGATTGACATGTCCCGGTTCTCTGCTAGAATAGCCGCTCCTTCTTGGTCAATGGCTCCCTTGCGTGTGACATAGATACGAGCGTCACGACGGATGCCATTAGCCCAAACCGTTCTCATGGAGTTAATCTCCCACAACTGGTCATAGACGCGACCAAGTGAGGAGTAGCCACGGAGCGGTGAGTCTGGTGAATAAGACAGGTAGACAGGCACGAGTGGTGAAATGGGTGAGCCGTCTGCCTTACGGAATGGAATAGTGTCTGCCTTGTAAATAACTTTGTTTGCTCGCTGTGCAGATGGCGAGTAGATAATAAGTTCGTCTGATTCAAAGTCATAGAACTCAAAGATCTCCACATAACTTAGGAGGTAGCTACCATCGTAAGAAGCATCGGAAGACTGTGAGTCGTTGCTGTTGTCATAGCCACCACCGATGGTTCCGTTGAGGTAGTCTTCTTTGACGACAGGATCAAACTTGATACCGGGGAACTTCTTCTTTGCTTGGTTGTAAGGCAGGTAGTAGCGGTGTCCAACGAACCTGCTCTCGTGCCACTCCTCTGCGTCGTGGTCAACAATAACATCCCAAGGATGAACCGTGCGAATCTCGACAGCATCAAGCAAGCTTTCGGTTTCCTTGATAGCAAGCTTGAAGAACGAGTAAGGGTAAATCAGTGAATAACGAAGTCCCCTCTCGGCCACAATCATCTTGTCGTAAAGGAACCTATTGACGCAAGCCTGCACGACCTCTGGGTTTCCTTCACCTTTGGCATCAGGTCCGACAGTAAGAGCAGGTGTCTTGCTGAAGAGTGAGGCAACAAAGCCTTCAACATAAGCATAGCCATCACTAGTGTTGACCGTGATGTTGTTTTCAAACATGCTGGCAACTGTGCTATCAAACATAGTTCCCATGTAAGCACGGCTATAAGCCGTCATTCGATCTCGTTCTCTGTCCCAATAGTTGCGATGATAATCAACAAGGAACTCTACTTCTCTTTCGTTCATTTTAGCGTCTCCCTATTCTGAGTTTTTGCCCCGTTCGTTTGAGCGGGTTTGCTGTTGGGTCTGGTCTGCTGACCGGAGAGGTCGCCTCGGTCATCCAACGTTCGTAGTCTGGCAGAGGCATCCTAGTATCTTTCAGGTGGTACAGCCCAATGGCATACGCCATACATCGGTCGTCATGGTAGCCGTCCGGTGCAGAGGGGGCAAGTCCCTTGTCTGAGCGAATTAACATTCGCATTTCGTTGTAAGTCTTTTCGTCTAAATAATTGATCATCCTCTCTTCGAGGTAGGTCTTTAACAATTCGTAGATTGTAATCTTGCTTCTGGCTGTGGTCTTAAAGGCTCGGTAGTTTGTCCAGTTATACTGGTGGAGAACTTCCTTAAAAGCATGGCCATGGTTGTTTTCTTCAAAAGCAATCTGTGCTTTATACTTCTGCGCCAAGTTCATACAAGCCTGCGCAAAATCGTTGACGCTCATCATGTTGCTATTCACGATGGCAACTGGAGCGCTTGTCAAACGAGAGAGAACAATCCCTACTGAATAGTCTCCACCTTCGCCGCCTGCTATGTCTACGCCCATAACGTAGTTGTCTTTGGTTGAGTGAGGTGAGATGACTTCAATAGTGTTGTCTGAAATTTTAATCTTCTGAACTTCTTCAAAGTGGTCGTCATAAAAGTAATTGTCTGAAGCCATAGCATATGCTTCTTCAATTGAAAGAGGATACTCACGTTTAAACAAACGCTCGTCTTTCATCTCTGCAATCTTCTTTCGACGCCAAGAGATTTGGTTCTTGTCCAAACCAAACTTGTCCATAATGGACTGCTCGTCATCGGTGACGACAAACTTATTCTTGCCCCACTGGAGAGTATGACGGTAAGATGGGAAGGACGACCAAGGAAGAAACACAACATGCCAGCCCTCTGGGTTCGTTGCGATCTTGTGAAGCGCATCACCAAAGTGGTTAGCAGTTGATTCTAGGATAAGCTTGCCTTGGTTAACAGAAGCTAGTGTAGAAGCCAGCCAGTTCTCAGGGTCATCATAGAACGCGAACTCCGTAGCGTGAACTGTGTTAAGTGTGTAGCCACGGTCTGAGGCGTCTGACTGGGCGCTCATTGCAATGATGCTGGTGTCCGTGGAGTTGAAGCTGATGCGGTGCCTGTTAATCTGAGAAGGGCGTTTAAGAGGGTCAGGCAGGCTGTTATAAAAACGCTTGTCGATTCTAAGAATCTCGTTAGCTGAACCTTGCTTGTTAGACACAATAACTGAGTTGATTGTCTTGTGGTTTGTGTAAGCTTCCCAGAAACAATAAGCTCGCACGACAGTGGTGATGCCCATCTGTCGCGCTTTAACAATTGCTACACGGTTGTGCTGGTGGAGAGCCTTAATGACTGTAATCTGTTCTGGCGTCATTACTTCGCCAAACTGAACCAGACTACCTTCCTTGTCCTTAATCCAAAGCCTAGCTATGAACAGAACTGGGTCTGAAAGGATCTCGTCTAATGTATATCTTTTACTCGTCAGACTCATCGTCGCTCTCAGCGTGTTCACGAATCTTTGTGTCAACACGCTTAGAGACTGAGATAAGCCATTCGTCAATTGGCGTCTTGCCCTCTTGGTTCTTAGTCATAACACCACGAAGTAGAATTAGAAGCTGGATAAGGTCGCCAATCTTAGCGGTCCTCCA